ACACAAAGTCCTATCAGCCCACCTAATAGGATTATCAGTAGTTCTTTTGGAACAAAAGTATAAACAATTTGCAAAGCTTCAACTATAGACACTGCTTGTCGGCAATCTTCGTATCTTTTAATAAAGAACACTTATATTGCTCATCAGCTTTCATTCTCAGTTCAGCAGCTATTCCTTCTAAGATGTTTGGCAAGTGTTTCTGCATTACAACTGTCATCTCTAAGGCAAAACCGTGCATTAGTTTTTGTAATTCTTGCTCCATCAATTTAGACGAATCAACACTTGTACCGTTTATCTTAGATTGAATAACATGGCCAATAACCGCCTTGTTATAATCTTCACCGGCATTTGCCGTGTTGAAACCCCACATTAGAAACGCAAAAAGCGAACCTAAAATGGCCATCAAAGTTATCAAATATCTCATAATCTCTCCTTTGTTATCATTTATATTTATATAATACACTATGGGAGCTGAAAAGTCAAGCACTTTTTTCACTTTTTTTACGAAAAAAAGCGTTAAAAATCAACGATTTATGAAAAAGTTTATGGGGGCGACAGGAATGTCGCAGCCCCAGACTAGGAAGTGTTGTTTTTTTACAACGAATCGACTAGAATTGTCGAATTTATTGGCTTAAAGCGCCTGAAGTAGTACCTTTTGGAATAGATTTATATTCATCATTCCAACTAAACGCCTCTTTGACCACAGCCGCTGAAAGACCTTTATAGTGTTTATGTAACTCTTTATCTTTCATTCTAACTGCAATCTCAGCCTCACCTTTACATAAACCTTCAAGTGATTGAATAAACATAGTTTCTTTTCTAGTTTTAGAAAGTGAAGCATCTGCATCTTTTACATAATGCCAATATGTTTTACTTTCATTTTCTAAGTAACTATGTTCTGTTCCCTCAGGAGCTTCATTCGCAATATACGGTGGTACTCCTTCTGGTAAGTCCCATGTAATACTAGGGTCAAAAGAACCTTTTAAAATTCTTCGTAAACCTGGTGAGTCATACTGTTTTAAAATAGTGACCTTTTTAGGTTTATCTTTTGCGTTATTTACTTTTGTCAAAATTTCGTGCATTAGAAGTCTGCCGGATCCACTTGTACCCGCCATAGTTTCCATAGCAGCTCTTGACATTAATCTTGGGTTTTGTGCCATATCATTTCTCCATGTTAAAAGTCACCAATGTTCTCCATTAAAGACTTCAATTTATTTTCAATGAAATATGTTAATAACTTTGAACGGTCATTAACTTTATATTTCTGATAACTATTTATAATAGCATCCTCGTATGCTTGTGGTATCTGTAATAGGTCTACCAGCTTTTTGTTTCTTTCAAAGTTTGCCTTTACCTCACCTTCAAGGTTTTGGCCATTACTAAATTCTTCTAATCTCTTTTTGGTAATTGGTTTTTGTTTTTCACCTGTGACAAAGCAATCGTCTGGAGATAATATGTTCGGTATACCGTCTGACCTATCGCCTTTAATAATATGCTCTAATAAAAATTGTTCAGGTATAACATCTTCACCTAAAAACTTTTTCTGTATAGGTGCATATTGTTCCACATTGTTAAATCGTTGTAATTGTATAAAGTCTTTGTCACCTGATACAATCATTATCGGCTCAGATTGATGATAATACTTGACCAAAGTAGCAATAATATCATCAGCCTCACACCGTTCCACATACATAACTGCATATGGGAAGTTATCTCTAATTTCATTTTTTATTTCCGTTATAATATTAAATATGTTTTCCCAATCAAAGGCTGAATCATCTCTACCTTTTCTACGGCTATATTTGTAATTAGGAAAGGCATCTCTACGCCATGGATTACCTGCATCTGCACATAAAATCATTTTGCCGTATTTGTTTTTAAACTTTACATTAAAACCTCTTAATGAGTTGACCACCATGTGTCTAATCATTTCTTTATTTGGTTTAACATCTGGCGCACCTCTAGTTTGCACCATAAAGTTAGATATTAACACTTGGTTTAGGTCAACTAATATCATTTAAAATTCCTTTTTGCATACCATTTATAGTATTCTTTATCCGTAAATATTTCTGCAATTTCAGATGGTGGTACTTGTTCTGATTTGATACATTCTTCAAGTGTTTCATATTCGTATGTATCAACTTTACGAGTCATTGATTTATTTTTTGAGTTCTCGGCCAAAGTTCTGACAACTCTATCATTCTTTTCTTTACCAAAAATTCTGTCATAGTTTACATCAAACTTTGACTTATCAGTAGGTCTTTGTTTACTACCCTTACCGCTCATTTAATTAACCACATTATATTGGCTAGTGACATCTTCAATATCAAGTTCACCGTGATATAAAGTATAGAAGTCTGTTGGTTCACCATAATTATCTAAAAGGTAATCATGGCCATCTTCTTCATATTTTTCATCAAGTTCTTCTTCAGTAATGCCTTTACAATTTTGAAAATAAAAAGAACATTGGTCATCAACCTCGTGGTCTTCTACCATTGAATAGTCAAACTCAAATTCATTTCTACTGTCAATTGGATTACCAATAATATCGGCAAGTTCTTCACCGTCTTCTACTTTAACAATACAATGTCCCCAACGGTACATTTCCTCAGTTGTAAAAGATACAGTATTGTCTTCGTTTTCAAATTTTTGATATTCGTAAATAGACTTTTTCCACTTAGGTGAAATTTTATAATACTTTGCCATTTTTGCTCCATAATCTGTCTAACAAATAGTACCAACCACCATTTATGATAGGTTCTACTATTGCGTCAATACCCGCTAGTGACCAATCTGCACCTGTAATTAATCTATTACTTGTCATTGCAATTATTATGTGGCCAATAGTATAAACGATAGCTCTACCTAAACTTGTTGTACCAAGTCTTTTAAGAAGTTTAAAGATACCGTTTTTGAATTCTGTCATATACATTTAGAAATGGTGGCGGATTTCTCCGCCACCAAGTATAGTTAATTATTATGCGTTAGCAGAATAACCTTGTGAACCAAATAAAGCGGCTTGACCAGCTGCGATTACAGCTTTTGATGGTGTACCTACTCTATATGCTACTCCAGTAGATGTTCTATTTTCATAAATCATCATACCTTCGTTTCTCAACTTACCAACCATTGATGCTGGTGAAGTTAAGTCAAATTTGTTTCTTAGAGTTTTCCAAGTAACAGATTGACCTGTTGAAAAAAGGTTTCTTACCTTTTCAGTTTTTGAAAGTTTAGTTCTAGCCATGTCAGTTTCTCCTTTATTAGATTTAAATATAGACATTATATTTGATAACATTTGTTACCGTCCTTTCTTATAACTATTTTACAACCTGTCGAGGCGATTCCATAGGAATTCAGTTGTCATTATTAGGTGGGTCTAAATCAAAGTCTGGAATAAACTCGATACCACCCTTAGCTTCATCTGTAATATCACTAATATTTTTTACAGATTTAGCTTTTGTATCATAGATTTTACTATAATCTATTCTAGCAATTTGTTCGCCTTTTGGCGACACATCTATTTGAACCGTACTATCTACCACTTTTTGTACAACATGGTTCAAACCAAAATCTCTTTTTATCATACTACGCATTGCATCAACAAGATAAGCAAAGTCTTTTGTAAAAACTTCTGTATTTGTTCGCATAGCTAAATCAACACACCTTTTTAACAAGTCTAATGCAATATCATCAACGGCAGATTCAACGAATTGAATTGTCTGTTGTTTTTCAACTTGTTTACTAAACTTTTCACTTTTAGGACCAACATTGTCTTTTTTAACAATACGGTCTTTAGGAAAAAGTATAATCTTGCCATCTTCGTTCACTACATTATCTTCCCGTCAAAGGTTACTTTTCCTCTATTATGAAAAAACTCTACTAATTGATTATAACCACCAATAAGTTCTTCATCTATCATAATTTGAGGCATTGTTCTTACTTGTTTACCTACAGCTTCAAATAATTCTTCTGGTGTTTTAAAATCAACACCAAATTTTTTTTCTGTAAAAGGTAGGTTAAGGCCTTTCAACAAGGCCTTTGCCTTATCACAATAGATACAGTTAGGTTTACTGAATATCTGTATTTCCATTGTCATTATCTTTCGTTAAGTCTTTCCACTTATCTTCCGCTTTTGACCTTAAATTATATGCGTCAACAGCCTGGTCGATAGTGAAGTTATACATTTTATTATATTCGCCTAATGGCAATCTCAAACCAATCCAAGCTCTATAATATTTGTTAGTTGTCAAAGTAACATCCTGAGCAAAGATTTCATAACCTCTCACAGGTGTATTTTTGATTTGATTTACAATTGTAGATTCAACTTCACTTACAACTGTTTTGGTATTTGCTTTTCCAAGTTCAGTAACATATTGTTTACTGTCTTTGTTCATTTTACCCATAACAATATCTGCAAGTTCAGCTTTGGCAATCATTTTTGCCTTCTCAATTGCAAGGTTTAAGTCTGGCGATACAGCCGTACCTACACCGTAAATACAAAGTTTATCTTTATCTTTACCAAAGTACGAAGCATCACAAGCCTTCGTTTCAGAAAAGTCTGCCATGTACCAATTAGGTACTTCGTTCATTACTTTTCCTGATTCTGACTTAATTTTATAAGTCGAGCTACAAGCACCTAGCGTCAATGCCATTGCGCCTACAGCTAATATTTTAAGTTTATTGTTCATTTTTCACACTCTCTTGTACATAATACAATACTTCTTGCGATTTGTCAAGCGCCAGTTGAACATAGTCTAAAGCCTGTTCACTTGTCACACCTGTAAATATCACCAAGAGCAATGCTACAATGATAATATTTTTTATCATATTATTTTACCTCCCATTCGCCGTTAATATTAAGACACGCTTTACCGAATGACTTAAATGCGTGGCCTGGTCGACTATAATATCGACAATATTCTGGAGTTGATACATCTGTATAATAGAATTGAGCAAATAGTTCCCAATAACTAGGACCATCAAACCTTTTTCTACCGTCTGCACA